AGACCGAACTTTTCTATACGGACATCAGTATAGTATAACCCATTCTCCTTACCCAATCTAAGTGTGCCTTACCCCAAGGTACGGTCATCCACTCAGTCTTACCATCTTTAAGAAGCATGAGTTTTACTGTTCGGTTCATGACAGTTGTTTTTTCCTGCCAATATTATACTTAGACTCAAGTGTCCACTGATCTTTTTCTTTAAATGCCAACACTTTAATCTGTGTTAGAGATGCCATGTCTTCGATCTTTTCTGGATAGAGAACAGAAATGAGCCCCCAATCAGAAAGAAGTTGAATGATACGATTTCTACGCTGGAGATCATTCAAAGAAAAGTTTGTTGCTTTGCCATCAAGAGCAAACAGTTCTTTGAAGTGGACAATATAATAGCGACCTTGTTTATGAAGAATGTGACAAGACTGATAAATCTTTTTTTCTCTTCGAGATGCCACACCGATACGTGTCAAAGTCTCTCTTACTTTTAAAAAATCATCAGGTTGATTGAGAGCAATCTCAACCATGTCTGATTGTTCCCACTGGATCTCCATCTCAGTTGTCATAACATTCCGCCTTTATTCAACGATTTTCTTATTTCGTCTAACTGTTCCGTTGTTAATATTTCCAGAGCAGATAGTGCTTTATCATGGCTATAACCATAATATTCTTTGACCAGATCTAGATGATCCAGGGTTTGTTTTTTTATCCAAGGTGTAAATCTTTTCCTTGGCTTCAAACTATTTATAAGAAAATCATATTGAAGACGTTTATCCAAATGAGGATTCTTGTTCATTTCGTTGGCGTACAGAATAGCATCTGTATGTCCCGACAAGCATTTGTTTACAACAAAAGGAGGGTAATCCTTTTCTACAGTAGGATCGCCCTCGATAATATTATTCTTTGTTTGGTTAATGGACTTCATCCAATCATTGAGTTCTACTCTGCTCATATTCATTCGTCGAACGGACCTTTTAATGTGTCACGAAGTTCTTGAATTTGTTCAGTCATAGCATCTAACTCAGGGATACCTTTAATACCAAGGATAGCACTGGTGATGTGTTTGGCAACCCATGCTTCTTCAGTTCGGGCAGCAAAAGCTAGAGCATTACGTAGATGTTTTTCTGCCTCATCAAGACAATCTAATACTTGGTGGGAAATAGTCATTCGGATTCCTCCACTTTTTTCATGGTAATAACACCATCTACTTCATCGATCTCAATCTCATCTCCTTCTTTCCATCCAAGAGCTTGTAAAATCTCATCTGGAATAATGAAGTTTCCATCATCATCGATTTTGGTTTCGTATTTAATATAAGTTGTCATTAGAATACAGCGGTAACGGACATAACTTTGGCGGTTGGGTTTCGGGCAAGGGCAGTCTGACGAGCATCTTGGTAGTTTGCTGCTTCCACAATCTCGTCGAAGACTTTACCAGCAACATAGAGTTGGACTTTAACTTTCATAGTTGAGAAGGACGAGTTCCTTTCGTGACGCTTGATCTGTATTATAGCACCCCACAGACCTCATGGTGTAGGTGTGTGCAAATTCGGCAGCTGTCCACCCCTTGAAGCGTTCTCGAATCAGTTGCGACGAGTTGTAGGATACAAGTTGAGCGCCAACAAAACGATCGCAGTCAGTAGCAAACATGTCATGGTCAAAGGACTTATGCATTGACCCACGTTTGCCATACAAATTGCTTCCGATTTCGTAGGGGGGATCAAGGTACGTAAAGGTGTCTTTGTTATCAGTAAGGAGTTGTTCATAAGACAAGTTAGTAATTTTCCAGTTACCAATCAAGACTGAATAGTCATAGAGTTTTGAGATACCGTTGAGGGAGAAGTTGGATTCACTTGCTTGCTTGGAGAAAGAACTAGATTCAGTAAGACCACTGAAAGAACACTTGTTAACAACATAAAAAGCGACAGCCCTCCAAAAACTTTCACGGTAAGGGGGGAAAGCCCCAATAACACTGGGGGGATTTGTAAGGTATTCTTTCGCGTCAAGGAATAACTTTTTAGCACTGACGGGCTCTGGATGCCTGTACTTAAGTTCTGTAAGAACGTCTTGTAAGCGTTTGCCATCGTGTTGTAGTTCCTTCCAAAAGTTATAGAGTGGTTCGTAAAGGTCATTGACCCAGATGTCCAAATGGGGATACCGCTTGGAGACCTCCAGGGCAACGCTACCACCCCCTAGAAAGGGTTCCCGGTACTCCTTATACCCCTTCAGGTCTGGGACGTACTGGAGGAGTTTTGAGAGTGCTCTGGACTTGCCGCCTGGGTAGCGAAGCGGGGTCTTCAGGGATTTCATAGTCTGGGGCATGGTATTTAAGATATTCCCAAAAGGTCAGTTTCATTTCCTTGTGTGTCATGCCACAGTGAGCGGCAGCAGTAGGTAGATTCATTGTAGCACGAAACAAACCATCATTTGCTTCTTGTACATTTTCAGGTGTAGTTTTAACTTTCATTATCAATCATCTCAAACTCTTCAAGTTGATCAACAGAAACTTCATACTCACCAGCAATCAAATACCAATGCTTGCCATCTTCACGAAGACCGAGATATTTCATCTGGTCTTCATCAAAAACATTCTCACGCATTGCTGCTTGGATCTTAAGGTGGATAAGATCTGATTTAGAGGGAACAGATAAGGTCATACGATTAACTTCTTAGAGGGGGATTTAATAATAGAAAACTGTTCTTTGTAATAGTCTTCGACTTCTGTTTGAGTCTCAGTAATCATCACTACATAAGACTGTTTGATTGTAATGTCCATGTTCTTTTCTTTCAGCAAAGGAGACCACGGAGCGAATCCCATCTGTCCCTGGGCAGTAGGAACAGCAACAATAGGATTCATGATAGTAATGGTATCAGGACCATCATCTAAAAGGTCGGCAATCACATCTTCACCAGACCACATACGAATTAGTTTAACGTTCATTGGAATTCACACTCTATTTCATTATTAGGTGTAATAGGACGATTGCCTACAGTAACACATGTACGATCATAATCTCCATAAACTTCAATCACTTTACATTGGTCTTTGAATAGATTTAGAAGGTCTTCATGAAGATTCTTAGAAGAAGATGATTTAATCAAATACTCATTACAAAATTTATCTAGATAAACAATGGCACAATTCATTGGAATTCACAATCATACATAATTTCAGTCAAGCAAGCTAGCATATTGATTTCTTGATCAGGAACAATTTCAATATCCCTGCTGTATTTAGCGATGGCTAGAACAAGAGATGGAATAGATTTCTTCTTCATCACAGTATCTTGAGATAAAGTTTCATACATTTTTCTATAGACAATAGAAACATCATTACTAATGTTATCCACAACCCAACGGCGACATGTACTGAAGTCTTTATCTTTCATTGCTTTCACCAAGGCAGTAACTTCTACATTACCAATCTCAGAAAGAACTGAAGGAAGAAGAGTTCCGGTAGCAGTAAACCGTTGAACTTCTCCTATCAAACGACGCCAGTCTGGATAATAACGATGAACCACACGGGCAAGAATATCACGTTTGTATTCGATCTCCCTCTCTTTTAAAATTTCCTCCAACCTAGAAAAAAATTGTGCTTGTAGTTTTTGTTTCTCGTCGTTACCAATAGCAAAATTAACTACAGCACATCTGGAGTGAATAGGTTCCATGATCCTGTTAGGAAAATTACATGTAAGAATGAACCTACAGTTGCCGCTAAACTTTTCCATAGCATGACGAAGAGACATCTGTACCGTCTCGGACGTATTATCAGCCTCGTCAATAATAACTACCTTATGCTTAGCATGATTCAAAAGATCAACAGTAGTAGCAAACTGTGTGATCTTACTACGAAGAGTATCAATCAAACGACCCTCATCGGATCCATTGATCTCCATGACCGTAGCGCCGAGTTCCTCACACAAAGCACGAGCTACAGTTGTTTTACCAACGCCAGCAGAACCACATAGCATTAGGTGAGGAATCTCTCCCTTCTCAAGAAATCCCCGAAAAGATTCCTTAGTAGATTCCGGAAGAATACAATCCTCAATAGTTTGAGGACGATATTTCTCAACCCACAAAAAATCTTTTTTCTTCATTCGTCTTCAGTAGAAATATAATAAACAAGATCGATAGAATTATTTTTCCATCGGGTGATGTAACCATCGGTAATAGAAACATCGTAGTTGCCCTGCATGATAGTCTGAATGGCATCTACTTTCAAGTGTGCTTTGTGATCTGTAGACACACAAGCATCAACAACAATACTAAAGGTGTTGTTAGTTTCATTCTCCACATCCCACACAGTAATAGTGGCTTTCTGTGTATCCTCGGATGCTTCAATAGAAACATCATTGAGCTCATAAACTCCTGCTGCCCGCCACAGTCCTCGTAGATCTTCCTCTGTCAATCTGAAATCAACAACGATATCTTCCTCAGGAAACTGAAGCTTTCTATCTGGAGATGCTTCCTCAACCATAGAGGGATCGGAAAAGAAATACTTAGCACTTCTACGACCTTGTTCACTACGAATAGTTACGTATTCGTTGTTCTCAAATTGTAGGGAGGGTTTCTCAAATAGAGACAATCCTTTTAGAAACTGCCCCAGTTCATAGATAGCAAATGTCTGGGGAAACTCTTCTTCACATTCATACTCAGCAATAATATTCTGTCCGAGGATACGAGTGTTTAGAAACTGCCCCCTCCTAAACATAATAGATCGATTGATCCCTTCAAAACTCCGAAGCACATCAACAGTCTGTGCCGACATAGTAATTTTACTCATAATCAAACATCAAAATCTTTAAGTTCGGACAAAGATACACGGCGGTGCTCATTCATTTTGGTATCTTTCTCATCCAACCAGTTGATTAGAAGGAAAGCGTAGTGAATAACTTTGAATAGGTCTTTACGATACTGACCTTTTCCTGGTCGGTCAACATACTTCTGTATGTTACCAGCAATAAATCCCTCACGCCATCGTGGACGAATCTTCTCAATAGTTTGTAAACCATCTTCGTCACTGTAATGCTGATTGTATGTTGATTTCACATACTCTTCATATTCTCGGAGAAGTTTATCTTCATTGAACTTAAACATCAAGCCTCCATAATCATAACTAAGTCATCATGATAGCACTCTTTTATGGTGCCGTCAAGATCTTGTACAAACAAAGTGAACTTGTGTCCACCTTTAATCTTTACTGTTTCTCCTGTCTTCAGTTGTGCCAGAGCACCGACCCATCCGTGAAAATCTTTACGTTGGTTCGATGGGGTATCTGTATGTGCCATAGTTTCCAATGTAGTAAAGGAACTTGTTGATGTTTGGTTCTTCATTTAAAAGAGATCGGATACATTCTTGGTAGCTCTCCCAGTCTTCTTGAACGTCGTGTCCAAGAGTAATGGACACGACGGTTGGTTGTCTCTCAGTCATTCGTCACCTCAGGGAAGTTCTCGTCACGAATCTCCTGAACAACATCAGCATCGAGTTTGGTGTAGAGATCCCAGAACACTTCCTTAACTTCATCGTCAAAACGATTGATACAGGATTTGATTGCTTTCTCTTTCTTACCAAAGATGCTAAAAGCACGGATGATGTGGACAAGGCGACGAGTAGAAATCACTTCATCAACACCACCATCCTTAAAGGTCTTCCGGATAATGTCTGCCCAATCAACCAAAGACTTACAGAAGGCACGATCTTCGATGCCAAGATCCAGAGAGATACCCTCAATAATCTTCAGTTCAGTAGCAGCGGTAGGATAGTCTTGCTCGATAGTGAGAGCAAAACGCTCAAGGAATGCTTCGTTGAGCACATTGGTGCCGATGAAGCGACCATCGTCAGAACCTTTACCCTTAGTGTTAGCAGTGGCAATAATGTTGAAACCAGGAGCAGGTTGGATATACTGACCGGTCTTCTTCAGGAAGATTCCTTTACCTTCGAGAATGGACTGGAGACAAAGAATCTTATTAGATGCAAGGTCCACTTCATCCAGAAGCAGGATTGCCCCACGGCGGAGGGCTTCAATGACAGGACCGTCATGCCATGCCGTCTCGCCATTAGCAAGGCGGAACCCACCAATAAGGTCGTCTTCATCGGTTTCAATGGTAATGTTTACACGAATGAGTTCACGGTTGAGAGCAGCACATGCCTGCTCAACACCAAAGGTCTTACCATTACCAGACATACCAGTGATGAAGGTAGGGTAAAAGATACGAGATTGAATGATTTTCTTGAGATCAGTGTAGTTACCAAAAGGAACAAAGGTCTGATCCTTAGCGGGAACCAAAGAACGAGTGATAGAGGCATAGGATTGCTCCATCTGTTCCCGTGCTTCAGAAACAGTCAGGTTCCACTTACCACGACCGGTCTTGTATTGCTCAAGTTTCTTAGTCACAGTTTGATAGGTGGTGCCGTTCATAGCACACCAACCTTTGACATCAGCAGCAGAGATGTCAGTGCCATAAAGTTCGGTCAGGGAAGTCAGGATGTAGTCAGCAGAGAGTGCCATTGGTTGTCTTGTGTTGATGAAGTTAGTATAGGGCAGAGTGGGAGCAGAGTCGGGGCAGAGTGGACAGTCTCTCAACTGACCACTGCAGCGAAGGAAGAAAGAATCTTCTTATTGGTTTTTTTAGATTTGAGACTCTTAACAAAAGCAGATTTGATTTGAGTCTTTGTGGCAGTGTCAGCAACATCAAAATCAGTGTTGGAAGAAAGACTGGTGTTAGCCATGAAGTAGAGAGAATCATAACCAACGCTATTGAACTCCCATGTTTTTTCTTTCTTCCACTTTTTCATTTCAATATCGGGAACGGACCAGGAAGGGGAATCCGAAATCGTGGCGTAACGATAATAAGAAGTGAAATCACCAGTGTTACCAATACGGAATCCAACCAGATTGATCTCAGGAAACTTATCCTTCAGGTTCTGAAGAAGAACTTGAGTAATAGAACGATAGTCACTATTAACCTTATAGGTTTTGCCAAGTTTACGATCACGGAGTTGGTTACCCTCATCAAAAGTTCGGGATCCGATATAGTCATTGCCATGACGATCGACTTTGACAGAGTATTGGCATCCGGCAGATTCACCGTCAGTCAGAATACATACAGTAGTTTTCTGTGAACCAGTCTGTTTCTGGAAGGCAGGGATTACATCATGAAGAGTGATGATAGCATCATTCAAAGGAGTGCCACTCAGATCACATCCCATGGGGACATTATAACGGTCATAATAATAACCAGGGGAGAAGTAATAAGCAAAACGATAGAGATTGAGAATAGATTTCTCAAAATCTTTAGACTTAGCAGAAGAAGAAACAAAGTTGAGCAGACTGGTTCGCTGGTGAACACCAAGTTTTAGATGCTCACGGGCACTTTTTTCTTTAGTGTAGTCATGTTCAGGATTAATAAAATGGTTGTTCCACTCATAGGTAAAGGCATACAGTTCAAAAGGAATCTGAACCTTACGGCAGAACCACATAAGATTAATCAGTTGTTTCACGGTGGGCTCAATGATATTGCCCATAGAACCAGACCAATCAAGAATAAAAATCATGCCATGGTTCTTACCATCAGGAAGGACAGTAACCTTCTTGAACAAATCATCATTGTACTTATAAGTATGTAGCTTTGAAGTGTCAAGAACACCAGTCTTAGATGTTGCTGCCCTTGCATAAGCATCAGCAGATTTCTTACACTCAAACTCTTTCACAAGATAGTTAACTTCTTGCTGAGCAGATGCTTTGTATTCACGGAACGCTTTGTCAGCATGTTCAAAAAGATTCATGTCTTCTTTTTGTTCTTGCTGAGAGATCCAACTTTGTTCGATGTATTTGTGAAGAGAGTTGAAAGGAACAATGATCTCATCGAGATTATTCTTGCCGATCTCTACATACTCCACATTCCAGACCATGCTATTGTTACTGTTAAGTCCCTGAGCATTTTGATCAAATGCTTTCTGAGTTTCAGAACGTTCTTCATCAGGACCAGAAGCACCTCCACCCTGTTGTTGAGATTGATTGCCAACAGGAGCATCTTCATTGGCATTACTTTCTTCGTTGGCATTGTCGTTGGCATTCTCACCCTGTTCCTGAGAGGGAACATTCTGGGGCATACCACTACCACTACCGGTAGATTGTTCCTGAGCAGGAACATCAGCAACCTTTTCTTCCTTCTTCCGTTTGATGAAATCATTCAGCAAACGAACAATA